ATATTCACCACCTTGTTCGGTTTCCCATTTACCAGCAGCTTGAGAATCAGGATTAAGTCTAGTTTTAAAAACTTGTTTATATTCTGGTGAGTCCATTAAAGCTTTTGCTTTACGACCAAACCTTACAGATAATTCAGTTGTGTTAGTTGATTGAATAATTTTTAGTTTAGGATTACGACCTACCATCCAGGCAGGCAAAAGATAAGAACCAAATTCTGATTTGGTATGTCTAGGTGGCATATTAATAATTAATCTTTTTATCTCGCCTTTAGCTAGTCTATCAAACTTATCAGCAATTTTTTGATGATGATCACCTTTAATAAAATCAGGCCAAACATGCCTTACAAAATCCATAAAGTTATTTTGTATATTAGCAGTCTTTTTCTTTTCACCATATTGATTAGCTAATAGTGAGAATTGTCTTCTGACATCAGCAGGTAATTTATCAAAGTTCTTTAGTTTATCTTTATCTATCATAGCAAAAAATTTTTCCACAATTTTTTTGCAGAATTTTTTTGGAAACTTAAAAAGTATTTTACAGGTTTAAACGTATGAATCAAGGCATAAAGGGAAACTTCTGGGACCCCTTTTTTGTAAATAAAAAACCAACTATTTAATTAAATGTAAAATCTGGATGGACCCTGGTACCTCTATGAGTTACCAGGGAGCCAGAAAGGTAGGCTCTAGTCTAATAGAACCATGTATGCTTCAGCATTGTGTTGTCTGAACCAATTAATATCAGCACGTACTTTTTCCCAAAGCTTGGACGTACCGTCGATGCCTGCCTCTTTATCTTCGATCGTTGCACCTAATTCATTAATGAATATTCTATCATGCTTAATAGCTTCTGCAGGTGTAAGCATGTAAGACTCTCCATTAAATCTGTTCTTACGTTCTTCTGTTCTGTTGTCTGTGTTTGTTTGTGTCATATTACCTTTCTTGTTAATAGGATAATCCTATTCTACTTCGGTCCTATTGTCAACCCTTTCAATACGAGTACTTGCGCCCCACCTATCAGAATTATCTACCTTATGATATCCACCACTCTCTCGTCTGTGTCTGATAAACTCAATCGGTCGACCTTGTTCTATGTGTTGCATGTTAGTTGATAACCATGAAAGCTTGCAAGTTTGTGAGCAAAAGTATTTGTCTGATTCTGCCCAATAATAATCTGTACTATTATCTATCTTGGCATATGCATATCTACCTCTAATCACACCTCTAGATTTTAGAAATCTATCTTGTGTAACTTGTTCATGGCAATGTGGTCCTTGGCAAAAATGTTTATTACTCATACAAAGTTCCTCGCTATATCTATTGCTAAAATTAGAAAACAACTGAATGCAATTACTGCACCTAGTTGAGGGTGGAATGGAATTATGGCAAAGCCTAAAGCTGAACACAATCCCATTAATACCCAAAAAATAACCTGTATCATTAATACCTCACAGTCCAAGATTTCTTGGCAGTTCTATATCCCTCTTGGTCTAAATCAAAATAAGTATATAAAGCCTCGCCAAGTTTAGATGTCCAAAATCTTGATTTGTCATCATGCTTGCCTCGTCTTGTTATGTGCTTTTGGTCTTTGTTAGAATAGAATGTTATTCTAAATGTTTTATCTTTTATCATGTTATACCTTTCTAGTTAATAGGACTATCCTATATTAGATAGTCCTATTTGTCAAACTTTAATTTATACTTTCTTCATATTTTTTTCTTGCCAATATCTTCGCCTCTCTTGATTGATTTTTATTCTTCATACCTTTAATCATACTAGCCAAGTTGTTAGTTCTAATTAATTCTGCCTCATCAACCTGTATTCCAAGTTCTGTTGCAAGTTCAATTCCCTCACTCAAATATCTGTATGCTTTCAATCCTATTTTTAATTGGTCGCATTGTTTTTGAATTGTATCAATCCAAGTTTGATGTTTAGAAACTAGATTGCCTTTTGCAATTCGCCATTCCTCAAACTTCTCATACTCATTTTTAGTACAAGCGATTGCTCTTGAACGACAATAAGAAGTTCCAATAACATCAAGATAGTATGGTGCATTAAAAGTTTTAGCCATACCAATTTCATCACTATTACTATAATTATTATTACCACCCCCCAATGCTTTCATACATGCCTCAACATGTTTTGTTTTATGTGGGTTGTCTTGGTTTTCATTTTGTTGTGCATAAATATCTGGGTTGCACTCCATAGCTTTTAACTCCTCACGATAATATGCAGTAGCAAATTTTCTACCCTCCTCACTATCATACTCACTACCATTTAGATTACCAAACAAACCAAAATCAAAGTGTGATTTAGTTTCTTTTATCTCGCCGTCATCATCTAAATCTTCGGAGTGTGAAAAATAAAAACATTTATCTTTTGCTACAACATCACAAGGTTGTCCATACTTCTTTTTAAAAGTTCGGAGTGTTGCAACATCATCAACAGGATAAGACCTCTCAACAACTTCTCTTGCTAACTCACTTGCACTTTTATATTGTTCATCAACATACTCTCTTGCTTGAAGAAATGCCTCACGTTCTTGTGTTTCCTCATTCTCAAATGTATGTTTGATTTTATTAAAGAGTTTGTTTCGCAACTCTGTATTCATTCTTATTTTAGACATGGTGTCCTTTCTGTTATTTTATTAATTTAATATTTTTAATTTACACTATTGACATTCTTTGTCAATAGGATTATATAGGAATTATTCCCTTTTGTTATTTACGGAATTAAAAACTCAAAATAACGGGACAACTTCGGGTTGTGGTACATCACACCTGCTCCTTGCACGTCTTTGTGCCATGGACCCGAACTGATCCCTGATCCAATTACGCTGGCGCATTAATAAGCGTCTATGTAACAAACGAAAGGGTGGAATTGGATCTGGGATCAGTCATTAATGACTGTGAGACTTAACACTATAACATAGGGCGCGATACCCGGCGGTATGGGATTGTATAATTGTACTTAATAAGATCCTCCCCTACGTAGCATAGTGACTGATCATCATTTGCTGGATCCTGACAGGTGATAACCTGTTAGGCCTGTTGCCCGGGCTATTAAAACAAAGCACGCCGGCCTCAATTCAGGATCCTGCTAATGATGATGTATGACCTAGAGAAGGCGTCCAAATCTGCCCCTGGCATTTCCCTGTACGTTAGCGATGATCCGGAAGGTAGCGACGAAGTACTAGGACCGGTAGCGTCAAAGTTCCTTGGCCAGGATGGCGCCCGGTTATATGATTTAGGTCGCAAGCGTCAAGCTACAAGCAGCTTGACAGCTGGTATAAGATAGTATAGGATAAATTAAATATAGAAAGGAAAAACATATGACGATGGAGGATGCAATAAACAGGATCAGAGAAGCTGTTGAATACTATGATATGGTACATGATACTGGAGATGAGAAGCGGACAAAAAAGAATAAAGATTATGTATGGAAGGGTTACGATCGACTAATGGAAATTTTAAAAGAACATGAAAAAAATTAAACACAACGATCTGACTCATTACTTCCTGCGGGACCATAACCAGCTGCCGGCCAGTTACCTGGCGAGCTGTGAAAAGTTTTTTAAAAGGCTCAAGCTTCAAGCTCCAAGCCGCAAGCTTCAAGCAACAAGCCGCAAGCTTGACAAGATTAACAATATAGGATAAAAAAGGATTATGAAAACATCAGAAGCATTAAAACTTGTGGGCGGATTGTCTAAACCCTCAAAGATGCCTGGATGGGCCTACGGGTTACCAGCCAAGGAATGCAAAACAGGGTCCAAGCTCCGGAAGGTTAAAGACTCAGTTTGTTATAATTGTTATGCGCTCAAGGGCTGCTATGTTTTTAAGGTGGTTCAAGACGCTCAATACAGAAGACTCGAAGCAACGAAGAGCCCGCTGTGGACTGGCGCGATGGCTCTATTAATCAATTCAAAAAAATCAAAAGAGTTTAGATGGCACGATTCAGGAGATGTACAGGACGAAGCTCACCTGCTTAAAATTTTTGCTGTATGTAAATTGACGCCAGATGTTAAGCACTGGATGCCAACCCGGGAAGCATGGGTCAAGCACTTCTTGCCGGAGTGTCCAGAAAATTTAGTAATTAGATTTTCAATGCCAATGGTTGACCAGGCAGCAGCTGGAGGATGGGCCAATACTTCAACGGTTGTAACAGCTGGCAGAACCTGTCCAGCCCCGGACCAGGACAACGCCTGCGGAGACTGCAGAGCCTGCTGGAATCCTGAAGTTAAAAATATTGCATATGGTAAACACTAGTGTTTGAATTTAAACACCCAAAGTATTATAAAGAATTACGCAAGCGTAATAAATCGGATCAGGCTATTAGCGGAGCTGAAGCGACGGCTGAAGTGGAGCGTACGCCTGATTCGGGCCTCAAGCCACAAGCTTCAAGCAGCAAGCCACAAGCTAAACCAGAACCTAGTTCAGGTTCTCAAGGTGCAAGCCACAAGCCTCAAGCTCCAAGCAGCAAGGTTCAAGCTCCAAGCCACAAGCGTCAAGCTTCATAATATCCTTCCCCTCATAAAGTTTTACAAGGTTAAGGGAGAGGGCCTTAACTAGGATAAAAGTATTGTTTGGATGTTTCACGTGAAAAGCAAATTGATGGGGAGAGAAGCGTATCTTGTTTGTTTTTGTTACTTTCAACTCCAGTGTAAAAAAGTTCCCAAAAGGATTATAGCCCAGTAGATCGGGAGTACCAAAAGCGCCGCTATTTTCAAGCCTTGTCCACGATATTTTAGGTGTAATTCTTTTAAGCTCATGCCATAGTTTCCGTTCAGGTTTGACTGACATTTTTACTACTACAGCTTTTTTAAAACTTTGCCCATTTTCCAGGTTTCAGGGGTAATTGTAAATACCAATCGATGTGATTCTCTTACTCCTAATAATTTATTTTGCAAGAGCTTTACACCATCAATGTCATAAAATTCTCCATTAGGTAATACGACTTGCACTCTAGCTTCTTTAGCAGCTGGTGATGTGTTAAATTTATCTACAACTTTCTTTAATAACTTTCCAGTAAACATGACTTGCTTTATAGTCTATGTTGTATTAAATATCAAGTATGAATAAAAAAGAAAAATGGGATGGCAGATCAAGGCCAACCAACGATAAATACAAAAAAGAATACGATAGAATATTTAATCCTGTTGCAAAAGAGGTAAGAACACCAAAATTTAAATCTCAAGTAGTAGAAGATAAAACTAAATATAATAGAAAAAAAGAAAAGACTACATCAGAGGTATTGATGGAAGGATTTTTAGAAGAACAAAGAATGTTAGAGGAAGAAGATTAGATATGGGAGTACCAAAAAAATTAACTGAAAGACAAATGAAATTTGCTCACGAAGTAGTAACAAACGAAGGTCGAAAGACAGCAACTGAATGTGCTAGAGATGCAGGTTTTGAACCAGAGCATGCTAGACAATACGCAAGTAAATTACAGAATCCAAAACTATATCCATTAGTAGTAAAATACATTGGAGAGTTAAGAGAAGAATGGCAGAAAAAATATGAAGTCACTTACGATAGACATATTTCAGAGTTAGGAAAGATTAGAGCTGAAGCTCTTAAAAAGGGAGCATGGTCAGCCGCTGTTAATGCTGAAGTAGCTAGAGGAAAAGCTGCTGGTCTATATATAGAACAAAAGATAATCCGTACTGGTAAATTAGAAGACTTAACAACAGAAGAGTTAGAAGCCAGAATGAAAACCATAATTGATGACTATTCACCCATACTAGAAGACGTTTCGTTTGAAGAAATAAAAGACCAAGTGCAATCCAAATCAAAAACCACAAAAGAGTCAGAATCATCTAGTGAATCTTCGTTATCTTCTTTACACAAGAAGTCGGGAAAACAGACCTCTCACTAAAAGTAATAGAGCCATCATCATCAATATCATAGCCTGCAAATATTCTTACAGTGTCTTTGTCTTTACTGAACAGCCAACCTTCACTAACTGGTGTAGCTAATCTCATATTTTTAAACTCACGTTCAGAACCCCAACCGCCTTCAGTTATGATATCAATCCAATCGATACGTACACGTTTATAGGGAAACTTAACCTGCTGTTTTACAGTCTTCGGTTTAGTATATGTATTTATACTTCTAGATTTCTTTGGCATATCCCAACCATAGAGTTTTTATTTTGAAAAACAAGTTTTTTAAAAAAGGGAAAAAGGTTTCTTCGCGCAGGGAATCTGACATTGTCACACACTGAAACACATTGTAACACGATTGTAACAGCACTTTATTCAATAATATCAATTGTTTAAAGCCATTGTCACGTTGTAACACCCTCTCTACGCTGAAAAAAATATTTATTATCATTTTCAAATTCAAAGTACTATGGGTCCCCTGGTTCCTGACGCCTGATTCTTGTAATATAGGTCAACTCTTCTTAACCATTCCCACATAAAGCCTTGAAATTCCTTACCAGATGATACGTACTTTAGAATGGTTCCATCTTTCACGCTAATTAGAATCACTCCAGAGTTGATATTTGAGCCATAGACAAAGTTATGAGCTACAGCATACGCCGCAGTCTGTATAAAATAGTCATCAATCCATTCACGCTTTTTATACTTATTAGATTGTTTAAAGTCCATAATGGCCTCTTTACCTTCATAGACTCCAGCAATATCACAGGCTCCAGCATATAGGCCCGGGTAGTACATCATCATTTCCATACCCCATACTTCGTCAATA